GTTTAATCTCTTAGAACGGTTTAGTTGCTGAAGTTGTTACTGACCCCGTATTTGTTACTGTATCAACACCACTAGAATCAGTAGTTGCAACCGCGCCTAACATTAGGTATTTGGTATTTGTGACAGCAGTCAGCGGACCAATTGGAACTGTGCAATACGCATACTGTGGGTCATAAACGAAAGATCCTACAACAACTCTCATGTTAGTCATTAGTCCAGGCCAACTACGCACATAGCTCATACCTATACGCTTTGTAGCCGCAGTATAGTTGATTGCGTTAGTTACACTAGTTCCGCATCGTACACCGTTAATAAACAATGCTTCAGTTGTGCCGTTACGAGTTAGGGCATAATGATACCAAGTGTTAGCCGACATCGTTGGTACAGTGTAGCTAACACTACCTCCGCCACCGTTCTTGTCTGAGAATATCAAAGTTGAACTACCTACTATCAAATTCATCATTCCCGAGCCGTCACCAGCACTGGCATTAGCACCAAATAAGGCATATTGGTTAGCAAAGTCTGGCAGTTGGAACCAACCTTCAACAGTATATGATCCTGCTCCAAGAGTAAATCCTGTAGTCAAATCTAACATGCGTGTACCAGCAACACCTCCTGGAAAACTTAGACTACCAGCTAGCGTTCCGCCACCGTAAGTAGCTCTAACTGTTTCAAATTGTGTAGCGACTTCTGAAGCACTTAGGGCCGTCAATTGATGTTTCATCCTATACAATGTGCCAGTGGCCATAGTGTTACCAGGAGTACTTTCATCAGCACCAAATCGTAACGGATTTAACCAGCCTTGATTAGCCGCACTTAGGGTTCCGTTGGATAGTAATCTTCCATTTCTATAAACTGTAATACTAGTTCCATTGTAGACAAAGTCGTACCAAGCTACTTTGCCCATGTCTAGATTAATACCAATGATGCCGCTGGCGTTTGTTCCTGCTTCAAAATTTGTCCATTTTCTAGAATAAATGTAATTACCTGTTCTAGCAGTAGTGTTACCACAAAACAATGGAACATAGTGTGCGGCACTTTGCGGTACAAGAGCTGCCATACTAATTGTATAACCACCAGTACCGGTTCTACTAGTAGGAACATTAACCCAAGTTGGTATAGCTTCTGTAAAATTAATACCACCACCATAGTTGGAATTATAAGTTGGTGATCCGTTGATCGTCGCTACTATCCCACTAATGCTATCAGTCCAGGTTGACGATACAATGCCACCAGTTTGGGGTGGGTTGACAAAATCGAATGCTCCTGCTGATGCCGTGCTAGGTACAAACGTACCTCGGGTAACCATTATTGCGCCACTCATTTTAGGTCACTCCTGCGCCACTAATATACCATATAGTCGAAGTTACCTTGACTAACGAAGCCATACCATAAGCCGCAACAGTACGTGTACCAGTTTGACTTGTAGCTTGTCCGCCCCATTGTAATGTATCACTTGTGATTGCTATAGTAATACCTGCGCTAGCTATCACGTTGATAATTGTACCTACTGGAAACGCTACACTAGCATTAGCTGGAATAGTCAAGTTACCGCCAGCATAAATTGTTTTGCCGGTATCACCGATTACCAGTGTATATGTGCTGGCTTGTGTATTAATTGGGCTACCAATATAGCCTAAACTTGCGGCTGTGCTTGTTGATGTAGCAGTTGCCGCGAATCCAGTAATAGGTGCACCGCTTGCACCAATTTTTAATGCTACGGTTGCCGCACCGGCAAAGTTTACTGTAGTAGCAGTTGTATTAACAAGATCGAAACTTGTACTAGCAGTTACAATACTAGTAGTAACAGATGGAGATGTTAGTGTACTTCCGGAAGGAATAGTTAGTGTAGTGCCAGATGCAGTAATAGTAGCACTTCCTAATTTTATTGAACTTCCACTTAGGTATAGATCTCTAAATCTATAAGTTGCAGAACCAAGATCGTATGTAACATCGGTATCTGGAATCAAAGCGCCAGCAATAGTAGTAGCACCAAGTGTTTTATTAGTCAATGTTTCAGTACCGGCTCGTGTTGCTAGTGTACCACTTGTTGGTAAGGTTACACTAGTAGTAGCTGTTGCAGTTAATGTAGTAGAATATGCACCAGAGGTAGTAAAATTACCTCCAAGTGTAATAGTCTTGCCGGTATTTGCTACACCAGTACCACCATACTGTCCAGTAATTAAACTGCCGTTCCACGTACCAGTACCGATAGTGCCTAGCGTAATTATGTTAGCAGAACCAGTATCAGCTGGAGGTGTAAATCCTAATGCTGTCGTAACATCACTACTAGTCAATGTAATTGAACCTTGACGTGTATTAAAAGCTGTAACATTATTGCCTCCAGGAATTTGTGCCCAGTTAGTACCGTCGTAAATTAATAAATCACCAACGCTGTATGTTTTACTTCCGTTACCTAAATTTCGAGTTCCAGCAACACTTACAATATATTCATGACCGGCTATACCATTATTTGATACTAATGTGGGCGTATTTGTACTTGCATCCCATGAACCTTTAAATATTGTAGCATTAGTCAATGCTCCGCCAACACTAATAATTCCATTATTAATTACAATAGTATTATTATCAACTTTAACACCGCCTAGCACACTTGATGTTGCTGTTGGTAATGCATAAGGAGTAAACGTAAATAATCCTGCAGAGTAAGTTAAACTTCCACTGCCATTGGCAGGATTAGTTGTTATACTTAAACTACTTGACTGGATCGGGGTATAACCTAATGCAGTTGTAACATCACTACTGAGTAGTGTTACTGCTCCACTACGTGTATTAAATGAAACTATCCCACTATTAGACGATACATTAACCCAGCTAGTTCCATCATATACTAGTAAATCACCGGCCGAATATCCAAATGATCCAGCACCTAAGTCTCGTGTGCCTGCCACAGTTACAATATACATCCAGCCGCTTGTACCAACTCCATTACCTAATGCAGGAGTATTTGTATTTGCATTCCAACCGCCTTTAAATACGACTGAACCTGCTAGTCCTGAACTAATACTAATTACTCCGCTACCATTAATGGTAACTGTTGATCCGTCAACTTTAACACCACCTAGTATACTCGTACTTGCTGTAGGCAGTGTGTATGTAGTAGTAACGAACCCACTGTCATTAGTTAGTTGACTAGTTAGTGTCGGTATAGTCGGTTTACCTGTTAGTTTAGCATAAGCTAGTGTTCCAATCCAAGAAGGGTTATCATAAACATTAGTTGCTTGTAATGCATTGACTACTGTTGACGGCACCCAAACTAAACTAGTGCCATTATTACTCAATACTTTGTTGTTATTTCCAAAGAAATCAGGGACCTTAGTTGCATATAATTCAGTAAAATTGGCATTCATTTTTATGCCGGCGCTACGTAAACTATCGCCCTTGCCATCATTGGCCGAAACCCCTGTGTTAATTATCTGCTGTGACATTCTATTATCCTTGATCAAATGTTATTGTTATGCCATCAAACGATGTATTGTTATCAAACGTTGTAGCAGTACTACTTGTACTTATTTGTTTAAAGTCTTTATACCAAGTTCCGGGGACTGCTCTTAGAAATTTAGTAATATTACCGTTATCATTCAACACGTTTACAGTGCTATCCCATTCAATACCTTGGCGCTTAACTACTGTAACCTGTGTTCCAACTGCTAGTTTATTTGTTAATCTTATTCTCTTTGATGTTCCATCAACTGCAAAATCTGCATCTAATTGTATATCACCGTTAGGACTATATGGAGCTTGATTAATATTGTGCACCTTGTAAGGTTTCTTTTTAAGACGAATATTTCCTATAAAGAACGACCAATAAATATTATCATTTAAGAATATAGTACTACTTGTGTGGGCAGTAATACATTTATAAGTATACGATCCTACAGTAACAATAGCATCTATAGCATATGTAGTGTTAGCTGACCAAGATGCACTAGTATCATATCCGCCAACAAACACTTCGATATCATTACTTTGACCGTATCCAACTGGGATACTTAATGCAAACTGTTTCCAATATGTAGTGTTAGTTGGAATTTTATTTGTAGAAGATTTAGTATTAATATAATATAATCCATTATAAATGACTGCATCCTTGACATTATATGTTGTGATTGGGCTGTATGAATCCTTAAACACATACCCATATTCACTGAACCAAGTACTATAACTGTTAGTATCTAATGTTGGAATAAAAGTAGTGCCAACAAAATTTGTACCATCGCTGATAATTTGCTCAGTGATTGTATTTTCTACATACGGTATTGTTTCACTTGCTCCGATTTCTTGAACCCAAGATCCGGCTCGGTGTATTAGAGGCGTACCTGTACCTAATGTACCGCGACGGAGTTTGCTTAATGTATTACCAGTTATTGCAAAAAATTCAATACGCTCTCCTCGAATTTCTATAATTCCAGGTTTATTTTGTGAAGGATTAGGTGCATCAAATTTACTAGCATCATCAACTGTTATACTAATGTCATTATAATGCAAATCGTTAGTTAGCTGTGTTTCTTTGTTGAGATTTAAGCGTTTAAAATGTACTCGATTTAGCATATCTTTAAATTGCATATATGCTATTCCGGACACTAGCACGTTACTACCATATGTCATTAATGTAATTTGATCAGTTAAAACATTATCAGTTGACAATGTAATTGTCTTACGATCATCATTTAATTTGTAATCGATTGCCGGAGTTAATAGACGGCCATTTTTAATTACCCAGACATAGCTGTCGTTAATTACAGAACGATTGATATTTAAAATTCCACCGGTAATTGATTTATAATAAAAATATTGTACTGAATCCGGTGTTAAGACTAAACTTGAAGATACATTAACATCAGTTCTTTCAATTTCAAGAACATCATGCTTATAAGAACTAATTACTTCGATTATATGAGTATTATCATATGCTTGATTAAATTTAATTTGTTTTGTTGTAGCATTATATGTATATTCTTGGTCAGTAACTATACTAATAATTAAATTCATACCTTCATATAACGTATAAACGTTTTGATTAATAGTAATTGTAATACCACTAAGATCAACAGTATAGTCACTGCCAATAGATAATAAATTACCATCTGCCAAAACTTTAATATCAGTAATTGGCACGCTATATGGCAAGAACGTTGTAGGATCGATAGTGTATGATAACAATTTATCTGTTATTATAAAATAATTATTATTCGGTCCGGAAAGTATTTGTTGATCAACACGCACAATCATATTACTTTCTAAGGGCAAACTATTTCCAATTGGATATGATAATACGTATGTGTCTGTTCCTGTAGGAATAATTCTTTCTGTCTTAGTAATAGCAAATGTTTGTTGATTGCCGCTGACTATAATATAATTAATTAATTTTCCGTTAGTCGGAGGAGTACTAAATCTAAGACCAATTCTATTAGCACTGACATAAGTATTATCAGTTTTAAATAATTCTGGACTAACTGCTATTCCGTCGAGATAAACTAAACTAGTCACAGGATCTAACCAAGGTGATTTAGTTATGAACTCTAAAGTGCTGCCGTCTGCAATAAAATAATCTAGATCTAGAATATTCGTGCCATTGAATCCTAAACTGAAGATCGATACAGTTGCATTTGTTGCAGGTGCGCTTACAAAATTAACAGTTTGTTTTGCAAAATCAACAGTATAATCAGTTGCATATGTTTTTATAGTTTGGCCAATTTTTACAATTACAGCTCTAATACTAGACGGCACTTGTGTAATTTTAAAAGATGATGTTGTTCCATCAGCGATGTAGTTGTCAACTTTAATATTAGCACTACCAGATTGTAATTGATCATAAACTTTAATAGCAACTGCATCAACAACTTGGCCTGGTACTACTTCTTCTGGGGCAGGGCTAGTAGTTGGGGTTACTAGTCCATCACCGTCAACTAGAATATCATCAGCTGATAATCCTGTGGCAGTACTATATGCAAGATTTCCTCCACTTAATGCAGTATCATAATCAGTATCTTGAGGCTTGATAGAGCCATCACTAGTACTTTGTCTCCAAATAAATTGATCACCTTCAGTTACTGTAAATGTATTAGGTATTGTAAAAATTGCGCTAGATCCAGATGCAGTTACTGAAGTCATAATTGCATTAGTATTTGTTTGCTGAAGTGTTCCGTATTGCGGGTCATCTAAACGAATTGGTTCTAACTGAGTAATAATATTTAGATTAGTACCTGTTAATAATGGACTAGTTAATATTATATTACCGTTAGCAAATATAGATAAATCTGTCGGTTGCGATAGTGTTCTAGTAAATGTAATACTAGTTCCGGTAGGAATATTTAAATATAAAATTTGATTTAGTGTAACAGTATCACTTGAATTAATTGTTGTAACTATTGTGTTTAATGCAAAAGATGCAACACTAGAACAAGTAACTATATCACCAACTTTAATTTTAGTTGTAGAATTTACTTTTAATATTTTTGTTCCAGCAGTTCCCGATGTTAATGTCGATGCTAGTGCTGTTTGTGCGATTGATGCTGTAACAACCGGAGTCCTATTAACAGCAGTGTATGAATATTTTAGATCAATACCGTTGCTAGTATATGTTAAAGTATTTTTACGAGAATAGTATGTGTTCAATATCGTACCAGATTGCGGTGTATAGGGTAACGTAAACGAATGTGTTCCTGCGGCAACCGTTACAATGTAGTCGCTATAAGTAGCATCAAACGTATCCCACTTATCTGTATAATAAGGAAGAGCTCCCCATCCGGCAGCAACGTCAAATCCTAGCCCATTAACAACGACACCGCCGTAATCAATACCAGTCATCAATTGTGAAAGATCATTTCCTAATTGTCCTGTTTGTGGATCATAATAGAATTGTGTTCTATCCGCGGCGTTTAATAAATCCCAATCTTTAAGATAGGTTACTTTAATTACTGAAAAATTTGCCGGAGCTGTAGTAAAGGTTATTGAACCAGAATAAGATGTAAACCCTTTAGAGGTTGATTTTACAACATTCAATGTATATAAATCTCTTAGTACTAATATTTCGCTAGTTTGTCCAGGAGCAGTAATAGTAACAGTGCTTTGTCCAATTCTAATATCCGGTGCCCATGTTAAGGGAAACTGTACTTTTGCACCAGAGCCAACAAAGGTTTCAGTTTGTTGTAACTGTGTAATAAAATATGATTGTGTTAATCTATCAAACTTAATCTTTACCAGTGTTGATCTCACCACACCGTGAGGCTGATCGGATGAAATACTATTTCCAATAACTGCCACAGCAGTTGCCTTAACACCGGCAGCAGATAGACCGCCTTCAATTGTAACTGTCGGAGCCGCCAAATATCCAATTCCGTTAGTTAGTAGTACCACTCTATTAACTTTACCGTTAGCGAGAAATGCTCTTGCAGTTGCTCCTGAGCCGGAATTACTAGTAATTTTTACGATCGGTTCTGTAATATATCCACTACCTCCATTTACTAGTCGAAGTTCTGTTACAATAAAACCAACATTATCTAACCAATTTTTCCATGGGTATGTTTGTATAGCAGGATTATCTGCTTGGATTTTTCCATTTAGTATATACGTGTTTATCGGAACTAATTTACTACCTTCTCGAACTGATGGCAAGTCAAAATCGCTAACCAGCGTCTCGGCTAGGTCAACCTTGGAATATGCACTAATGTATTCACGTACTTTTGTCCTAAACGGTTTAACTTCAGCGACATATTCTTTAAAATTAGAAAGATTATCTGTTTGATAAGTTACAGGCTGGCCAAGGTCTCCAACATTATGCATCGCCTTGACAAAACTAGTTTTAAAGATCCAATCGAGATATGTCTGTTCACTCAATGCATAGCGCACACTTGAAAAGAATAAATCTAAATAATTATTTTTAAGATCATCAATAAAAATATCATTCTTTAAAGAATTTAAAATAATTCTTAATTCATTACTTGCTTCGCCATCAAATACTGCTCCATCAAATGTCGAATCATCATAACCGATGCTGGTATTTGCAAATTGATATAAGTTAGAACTTAACTGAATCGTGCCGTCTTGTACACCTACTACTTTATAACTTTGTGTCCAATCAATACTAGTTGAATTAGCATATTTTAAAAGTAATTGCCAGCCGCTAGTAGTTGTATTTCTTACAAGCACTAACTGATCAATTGAGGAATTAATTAAACTTAGATCACTAAATGTATCAACACCGTGATCTGCTGAACTAAATTGATCAAAACCTGTAGCATACCAATCAATCTTTTTCCAATAATTTCTAACGTCATAGGTTTTAGATTTAACTCTTGACCAGACTTTGCCAGTAGGATCATAAGAGTAAATTGCCCAAGCACCGTTTGATTGCTCATCGCTATATGCTAGTACAGAATAATCCCTAACAATCGCCGACGTATATGAATTGTATCCTTCACCGCTGTCTAATATATCTGCTCCAACAATTTGACCAATTAAGTTAATTTTTGCACGGATAACTGCTCGTTTACCGCTACCGACAATCTCAATAAATGGAGGATATAGATATCCAATTCCTGGATAATTTATTGTGATTCCGGTTATCTTACCGTCAACTATTACAGGTGATATGTTAGGTCGTTTAAATGCACTAACACTAACATACGATAATTCTAATAATGATAGCGAAACATAATCAACCGTAGTATCATATGCTCCGCTAGGTAAAGTTTTTGTGCCGTCAACTAATGTTGCATAATCCGGATAAGCATCGTAACTCTCTAAGGCTGTAATATTTCTCGATTGTACAATTTGATTATCAGATAAAACTATATTAGATAATTCGACAAATTGTTTTAAGGCCTCAAATCGATTAACAAACATACTCTGACGTGGGCGGTTCTCAATACCGTAACGCAATTTCACCGGTTGTTTTAAATCGGGTACTGGTAATCCATTAATATCTTTTCCACACAAGCTATCAATCCATTTTCTTTCAATATTATTAGGCAATGTAGTATTCTTGTCATTGCTTATTATCTTCCAATGACTATGAACATTCTGATCTATTTTATCAGTGATCCAATATTCAACTGAGAGTACAACATCATCACCTTTTAATATAGGTTTAACATTTACTAAATTAAATGAATCTATTCCTGTTAACGATAGGTAACGATATCCTTGTCCTCTTGGATTTTCAATTAAAGTGGCTGCATCGCTAGCAGACATATATCTACCTGGAATATTAGGAATAATTTTTTTATTCTTTACCCAGAAATAATATGTATTTCTAAATGTCTGGCTGATTGTATCGTATACTTGACTAACGCTGTAAGCAGTATTACCATATAAACTAATTCCACTTATGCCTTTTGTTAATCCTTCCTCAGTATCTGCTAAGGCATCCCAATCAACAGGAAGATATGTTGTTGAAACCCACTCGTATACATCAACTGATGCGCCTACCGCAAGAGAATTAAAAGAACTTGTTCTGTAAACTATATCGCTATCATAAGCTTCAATAAATTTAGTAGTTCTTAAATCCCACCAAAGTTTACCTACTTGATCCTTAGTCCATGGTTTATTTGAATTAACGACTACTGAAGAATCACCTACTGAATAAACAGCTGGATCATAAAAAGAATTAAATGTTATCTCTTCTTTTGCTGGACCGGCTACCTTGCCTTGTAAGGGATCAAGTGTATCTAAATGAGCTACTAGGTGTCCTGTTTTTCTGTTGTATAAAAATGCTCTTTTAACTTTGCTTATATCAGGTTTAATAATTTCTGAGTGAGTTTTTTTCCAAGTAAATGAATTTGAAGATTTGTAATAATCGTATACCCTACCCGAGGTTAACCCTTGATCTAATGATAATGGTGCACCGACGATAACATGGTCTTTTCCTACTGCTAGTCCGGTTCCGTACCCGTCACTAACAACATTTGATGATGATAACGTTTCACTATAAACCCAATTTGAAGAATAGTTATCATAGATATCGATCTTTCCGCTATCAATATGCGTTGTAATGAATGTTGTACTCTTCTTATCAAACGTTGTTTGATTAGTATCAAACGTCATTGACTGTGTTGTATCACCGTTTGAGCTATAAACTACTAATGTTTTATCAGACATAAATGATATTTTTTGACCGAAGTACCCAGAATTTTCAGGATCATGATTTACAATAGTCTGATATAAAGTATATAAGTTACCGACTAATTTATAAATGTAAACTGCACCTTGATTAATCTTCACACTAGATGCTAGCGGATCAGATATTGCTAGATAAGTTCCATCGTTCGAAAGTGCTAATGATGTTCCAAAAGCTATACTTGTTCCGGTTATTGTTTGCGACAAAATATTAGTATGTTTAACTGCAACTTTACTTAAATTTATTCCATTAATCGACGAAAGCGCAAACGCTGAACTACAGTCTCCGCTAACTACTATATTAGCTCCAAAATTTCTTCCAGCTGGTATGCTATATGATGTTGACTGTGAATATTCTGTAAAGAACCAACCGACAACGCTGAAAGTTAATACACCAGATGGTGTACTATTTGGACTTCCGTTTAGTTCTACCTGTGTATCATTTAATACCAAAAGTACTGTCTGATCGCTTGTAAATCCTAGTCCGTTAACAGCCATACCTGGTAATATTCCAGCAGTTGATGTAAGCGAAATTATTCCTCCGATCGATCCTACAGGATTATATGCCGATGTTGCTTCCGCAACAGCTCCAAATGTAAACTTATAAAAAGAGTTGCTTCCGGGTGCTCCGACAATTAATTGATCTATACTAGAACTTGACGAGCTAAAAAATTGAATACTTGAACCAAAAAACTCATTTGCTTGTGGTCGCGGGCTGACAATGCTATCAACTAAAGAATAGATATTATCAGAATCTTTCTTGTACAGATGTACAACTCCCTGTGCATTTAGAGAGCTAGCTGTTCCGGTTTCTTCAACTGGGATATAAGGAATACTTTCCCAATAGATGCTTGCAGTTTTGCCAGTCGGAGGTACACGTCCAGGAATAAGATCTTGTAATGCCCTATAAAAATAAAGTGATCCATTAGATACAATATCGTTTATATTATAAGTACTGAATACATTATATGTACCTTTGTATCTAGTATGGACATATCCGACGCTAGGGCTTCCCGTTACTAACCAAGTACCGTCGTTACTAAAAGTTGCAACAGTAGCATACAAACTTGAATCCATAGCATGATTTGTAACAACAGGCTTAGTAATATATTGACGCTGTATCCAAGGTGTTTTTGGGCTAGCTTTATCCCATGTTATTATATCACCGTTAGATGTTGATATTCCAAGTATGTTACCGTTTGCATTAATAGATACAGATCTACCATAGTTTAATTGGCTATCTGGATTTGTGTTGGTTAACAATAATTTTGTGTATACTGGGTCGTAAGTCCAAGTTGCCCAGGTCCCATCTCCTGAATTATCAGTCCAAAGTTTTTCACCTGATGTTAGTTTTCTCGGAATAATATCATCTATATTATCGATAGAATCAGCTCGTTGACTTAATAATGCATACACGATTATTCTTGCATTTTCGTTAAAGGGGTTAGACCATCCCGGTATGTCTGCACTTACTGTAAATGTATTCAATTTTACACTAGTGATTTGATAGAATCCGTTTAAGATAGTTGTTTGACTAATTCCAATCCATGTTCCTACTGGTAGCGTTACAACATCTTTAAGTGTGATGGTTAAAATATTTTGATCATAAGATACGTTTGTAACTTTAAAATTTACATCTGTAAATCTGTAAACATTCCATGATATTCCTTCAAATGTACACCAAATATAAGAACCATTATTAAATGTTTCTACATCATAATTGGCAATATCTGAAATTTGTTTTATAGTAATAAAAACATCTGCTTCCCTAACATATCCTGCACTTCTTAGATAAGATTGATAATTTTTTAATATAGGCCAGGGATTATTATTATATCCTAACGGTTTTAAATATACACTATTTGGAGTTTGTCGTATGATATAATCTAATGCATTAAAATCAGGCTGTTGTACTAGATAAAATCCTTGAGGATTAATTTTAAATTGTGCTTCATCTAATACAAATTCAATATTTTCAAACGACCCGCTGGCGCCGTACTGTCCTAAACGAATTGCCCATTCTTCATAAAATCCTAAGCTTTCTTTATTTTCAGAACTTAACACATCAAATAATTTATTAAGACTATTTTGTGTACCCTTTTCGCGTATCATTCCCTGATAAAATTTAAACTCACTTACATCATCTTTAATAATATTATCGAGATATGATCTTTTTTGGTAACCGATTAAGTGCTGAGCAACTTTTTGTTGCATTGAATCAAAATTATCACTATCAAGGCTGTAAAAATCTGTAAATTGTCCAGCTTTATAAGTCCAATTAGGTAACAGGCCAGCAGATGGTGGTTTATCCAATTTTACCCATTCGCTGGAATTAAATAATGCTTGTCCCTGTAAAAATGTTTTGGCGCTATAGTAGAATTGTTTATATTTTACAATATCACCTAGATTATAATCTGACCATGAGCTCCATTCTTCTATACGTGCTTCGTCAAATATAAAACCCGGAGCATCAAATCCACCATACCATCCAACACTGACATAGCCTGCAACTTTAATTCTTTCTTGTCTATATCCACTTTCTGGATTATAGATTGTATCGTTAAACAATGTAGTATTATCTAAAATTACTACTTGTTCTTTTTGTACTAGATAAAAACTTGCTCCGTATATTCCGTCGTTAGTTGTTGAAGAATAACTAACAGAATTATCTTCTCTATATGAATTAATAAAATGTGGATCTAACGGAGTTCCATCAACTTTAACAACTTCATATCCATTGAAAGGATTAGAAATATCATCTACTATACTTAATGTTGTCTTAAATGTAATTTTATCGGCGCTTGGACTTAGACTAATTACTCCACTACCGACTGTACTGAGATTGTCAAGTTTAACAAAATTATTAACATCAAAGATTGCACTAGGTTGGATGTTAGAATTTGCTCTGTAATAATCTCCATTATATTTTACAATAGAATTAAATGGTATTAAAACATTAGGAATCCAGTTAGTCCATTTGTCCTCACCGGTACTCCAGTTCTGTGTTGTCCAGAACATAAATTCTTTTGCACTAGTTTCCCAATTAGTAACGGTACCTAGATTTTTATTATATTCATCAAAGATAAATCCTTGATCTTTTAAATATTCACCGTAACCTAAAATAAAATCTACTACATCCTGAACTGTTTTAAATCGTGTACCGTATGGTGCTATTAGAGCATTAGTTCTTTTCCAAGTTTTTCTAAAAGTCGCTGAGCGGCCGCCAACAATAGGAAGGCTCGGTATGCTTTGATAATTTAAACTTTCAAAGTTATTTGTTGTAGTATGGGTTCTAAGTACTCTATAATAATTTTGATTCAATTTAATAATTGAACCGGCACTATAGGTTTCCTGAGGAGTCCAGGTATTAAATTTTTCCGATATTCCGCCAACATTAATCGTTATACCTGATTGTGTATATTGATAATATTTAAAGAATGGTTGCGTTTGACTATACCCTTTTATCTCAAATCCGTCAGACACTTTAGTTATAATTATACCGCTGTATGTAATCTTTTTAACAGGACTTGAACTGTTTAAAATAATTTTATAATTTTCTTGTGGAACAAATACACTACTAGATGATGCATATGTTTTTGAATCTAATAATAAATTAAATTTTTCTTTACTGGTAAATGCCCCAATTCGATGACTTATTCTTGGAGAAATATTCATTAAATCATATTGATAGCTTGAATATGATTTTAAATTATCACTTAGTATATAGTTTGTTAGATAGTTTATTATACCTGCTGTTTGTATTCTATCTTTACTTACACTTATACTAGGAATTACTACATCGGCAGGGGTTATCCTTAATCCAGTTTCACTATAAACTAACTGTCCTGCAAGATTTCTAACAATTCTAGATCTATCTAATAGTAGACCAAATGTCTTTGCAGGGGTTAATAACATCGATGCTAGTATAATACTAAAAGGAAAATAGCTACTTCTGCGCCATGCGGCTTCTACCGGACCAACATCACCAAATACGTAATCACTATCTGTAGCAAATGTCACTGTACCTGTAGCTAGACCAGATTGTGCTGGACTTATTAAATTTCCGGAATCATCAACTGGAATATGTTTAGTTAAAAAAGATTTGGCATATTTTTTAACATATATTGGAGCGGTATCTGGCTGGCGTATTACTCCGTCGCTAATATCTTTCCACATAACTGCATTATCGCAAGTATATGGAGAAGGACCATAAGTATCTACCCACCAAGCTGGTTCTTGACTAAATCCTAACATTTCCCACGGGCATATATTAGGACGATCTGTGTCTAATAGATATCTATAAATACCTCTCCAATACCCCGGAACAGTATATCCGGTAGGACCAGAATGTCCTGCATAGTTGTAAGTGAATGAATTATTAACGTCGTACTTTAATGGTTTACTAAAATCTCGATCTATTAAACTAGTCCACTTATAAAAACTTGGAGCAAGTACTAGATTAAATTCATCTAATGAATAATCGTTAGGTCTGTTAAAACTAGGAATAATATCTGCAATATCAAAAATTTCAGTATTATATTTGACTTTAATATTATTAAAAATTCGCTTTTCTAATTCCAATATAATGGCATCACGATAATCATTATATGCCGCTGTTAGGCTGCCGTCATGTCCTTGTATTAAATTAACAGGATTAATTAGTGTTGTATCTAAATAAATTTTTGGAGTGAACTTTGGCCACATTCCTAATTTAGTCGGAGTTTCTGGTACAAATGATCCATCAGTATTATCATACTCTCTAATAGTAATTAAATCATTATTTTTCAAATTGACTGCATTTGTTAATTCAATAAAGCCTTGACTATTAAATGTATAATCTAATCCGTATAATAGTTGACTGCCGGTTAATCCGTTTAAATAAACACCTACTGCTTTATTTGATAGTACGTCAAGATTAAACACGTTAGTTAACGGATAAGTCTTAATTCGATAGTCAACTACTTTAATTGTAGTTGTAGAATATGATCCGTATGGCACCATATCACTAAAGTAGTATGGGAATTCTTTAGGTTTATCTTTATTAATCTTATCTAAGATTAAATCAACTTGAGTTACCGGGTCAGTATCAACTCCTAAATTAGAAGCAATACTAATGAAATTACGTTTAAAATTATTATAATCTTCTCTATTTTTTTCAATCGCCCTAACTATATTGTTGATTTCAGAAGTAATATGATAAGTGGATAAACTTGCAGGGCCGCTATGTTGAACAAACTTTGTGCCATAAGGACTTATGTTGCCTAAGTCTCTTAAATTACTATTTCCCGGATAAGTTCCAGAAAAGTTTGTTAAATTATCAACGATTGAACCTACATGATCGATAACTTCGCCAAGTGTAAAATCACCTACCTCATTATTCATTGGATTATTTTGTAAATTTACAGGTATTTCATAGTAACCATTTTCATTGATAGGCTGAGAAGTATATGTTTTTATAGTCAAAACATCACTACTAGTAATTGAATTTTTTAATTTAACAGTTTTATATCTAGGAGTATCAACTAACGACCAATCGGACGAAGGTAGTTTAATACCATTAATGTAAATTTTAACAACTAAGTCATTTAACTCCGAATTATCATTAAAAATATCAATAGGAAATGTATTAGTTAATTTACTATCTTTATAAACTCGAATTCCAGCTTGTAATGTAGTTGCTATACATTTTTGCCATCCATTCTGATACAATAGATTACCAGCATAGTCTTGGCTAATCAAGTAACCTTTTTTAATCGATACGCTAGTTAATGCTGTTGTAGTAGGTAATTTGTATTCAAAGGTATCAGTTGCTAATGTAAAATTAAAAACAATATCGCCTACATTATTAATATTTTTATAAGTTAGGCCAAAACCTAATGTCGGATCGATAGTGCTCGATGTACTAATTTTGTATAGAAATATCGCTGTGCCTCTAAAAGTAGAACCCGGATAAACATCAGTATCGCCATACGAAATCTTATCGTCGTTAACAATATCAAATAATGGCGATTGATTTATATTACTTTTCTGTTGTGATAACTTCCAAGTACTTCCATTAAACCAATACATCTGGCCTTTATTTCTAGTACCTTGTTTGATCAAAACTACTTGATTTAATGACGGTTCTGCATGAGGAACTAAATGTATTTGCCTAAAACCTTGTATATTAACAAATGTAACTTTATAGATATTATTTTTAACTAATCGATCAGTGTCAGCTGTAAATAAAATCAACTGACCTTGAGACAAGGGAGTTCCGTCAACATTATACCCTGCGCTTCCTTCGATAGTCGAGAACACATCTATTGTAAAGGTATCGATTACATCAACATCGTCAACTGCTGTTGTTCCAAAATTAAATAATTTTAAATTTGCATTGAATTCAATTATAGGTCTAGTTGCCCTTGCATCTTGATCAAGAGATGGTGCTCGACCATTATGTTTTGCTGAGGTTTCAATGACATCTTTATGGAACCATCTGTTATATCGACTCCACGGATTATGATCGTTACTAGCCCTATTAATTAACAAATAATCTTTAGTTCCAGCAAATCCTGTGCTGTCACTAAATGGTTGTGTATCAAAAGGTACACTATCAAAGTATACTGCTTCTGTTATTGTATAGGTAGCCGCTATTTCTAAAATATCTTTATTGATAAGTTTAATTGCAGATCCGACGCCCTCGACATAAAATTCACTTGTGGCAAATTTAGCTGGAGTAACATTGCCGCCAAACGATACTTTCATACCGTTGCTTAGTGGTGTACCGTTAGGAAGAATATAACTTTGTTTTCCTAAAATATCTTTCGATACATCTATAAATGTAGCTTCAGTAATGTCAAAAATTTCAACAACACCGCCGACATTCATATCAGTTTCGCTTTGATAGTATAATAAATTTGGTGCGTTATTAGGGACTGTAAATGTTATAGTTCCATTTTCAACTCCATAATTATCAATACCACTGATGACATAACGATCAGTAACTCCTAGTGAGCGTGATGTTTTAAAACTTAAAGGATTGCCTAAACTAGAAATATTAAATGTGTAGGTCTGTCCTCTGTATAATTTTAATACAGGGTTAGGTGTTAATCCGTCTGGCGTGAAGATGTATTGATAATCCGAACCTTCTAATTCTAATTTAACAGTATATGTACTAGTAACTGCTAACTGTTGTCCAAAAATCTTAATAGTAGCGGGACCAAATGGTAGCCAATAGTAATTTTGAAAATTAACAAATTTATCCCAATCAATATGCGGATCCCAACTATAAAACTCTTGTAAATTTAAACGTGCATGATTATCGACATTACTACCAAACACTCTAAGTTGATTTATATAATCAATATAGTCTTTAAAAAATGTTGTATTACCTAACGAATCACTAACGGTAAATCCAGGTTCTAACTGATAATCTTGTCGTACAGTATCGGCCGCTTTTAAATAAACATCAGATCCTTTAGCAGATTTTGCTGTCTTTCTTCCAATAAATCCATTAACTTTTTTTACAGCACCAGGTTGTACTAATTGATCAACTGTTGCCTGTAAGAATTTTTTATTAGATTCAGTGTTATAATAATTTGGTAAAAGATTTTTTGAAATCGCATTTGTACCGTTTGGATTATTATCAGCCATTAATTTGTTGCTCCATAATTTGCACTAGTTACATTTTGATTTGAATTTACAGTAGTCAATGCATTGCCTGTTACAGTTTTAATATTCGCTCCTGTAATACCAGCGATAATTTCAATGTTATCAACAGTTGCACCATTAATAAAAATTTGATTGCTCGGGCACACAATTTCAAATAGACTACCAAAGTACTGTCCATTTGATATAGGAACTATTAAGAAGTTTGTAATGTCCGGTGTTAGTTGTAACATTATATAAGTTGAAAGTTCTGAGAAATAGAATGTATCACCAAAATCCCAATTATCTAATGCAAAAAACGTGTTCAGTGCTGTCACAACTCTAGCTTTAATATCATTATCTGATACAACACTATTAGGATTTTTCGTAACTTTAAATATTGCTTGTACTTCAGTACTCGCAGTTGCTCCGAATAACACTTTATATGTCACCGGATGGTAAACGATCTCATCGCTTATAGATTTAATTAAATTTAATTTTGGTGATATTAAATTATATAACTCATCCGAACTAGGCGGTAGAGGATATGTTAAATTAGAATTAGCAAGCCATTGTCTGTAAGAAGTATCATAGTTCTTAGTTAAAATATAAACATCAATAATATTACTAGAGCTAGGATCAATTCTTGAATTATAATCAGCACTATGAGTATATTGGAATTTTAAAGAATCTCGACCTACATAAACTTTATAGTCAAGAGTAGGAGTTAATGCCGCAGTAGCTTTAGTTAGAACTTTTACAACCTTAGTATCAACAAAGTAAAAATACTGACCGTCTACATAATTGCTTATTGTAGTTAATATTGACGCTTGCGTTGGAGCAATTATGACTTTATTATCACTATTACTTACGTACCTGTATTCTTCTTGACCGTCATTTAACAAATATTTTTGTTGTAAAATATATTTCGTTAATGGATTAGATGTAGGAGCAACAATATTTAAAAATGTTTCCGGATCGATAATTGCGCCGTTATCTGCATCTTTAGAAAAACTAATTATTATTTTCTTATTATCAATATAACCATCGATGCCTACAAATTCTTTTACAACACTCCATGTTTGATCGGTTGTAAATGCGGTAGTTAGGTCTGGTTGTGTGTTAATATTTAATACGTTAATTACATCGGAAATTACTGTTCCTGTAGAACTATCATATATCGGTGTTGTACTATCAAAATAAAAACGAACTTGTTTATCACTTTCAAACACATATCTTAATAGTCTCGATGTTACTGTATAATATTCATTATTAGTTGTAAACAATAGTATCCAACTAGAATCTTGTTGTGTATTAGTAGTGTCACCTTGATTGCCTAAACTAAATTCAGACACTCTATCAAGATTAGATTCAAAAACAATCTGCCATGATTGTTTTTCTGCATCATATCGTAAACCAAATGGTTTATTTGCAAATATTAAATCAATCATTGTAGTAATGACTACTGAACTAATAATAGTTGTTAGTGGTGGTGTTAGTTTAGACAATATAGCATTTGATGGGATCGACTGATTCAATGTGATAGGTCCAAATCCTGTAGATAATACGCCTGTGTTATTTGCAGTTCCGTCTCCTGAAACATTAACTACTTGAGCCCATATATATGATGTTGCTCCCGGCGTTGTTGCTAAACCTGTTACAAGTTTATTTGAATTTTTAGTATCAAAATATTGGCCGGCAGGTGCAGTAAATTTAATCAGAGATCCTACTGTTAAATATTTTAAATCGGTACTAGTATATGAGCCAACTTTATATGCTCCTGCATCAACAACATCCCCCACATATCCTGTTGAACTACCAGTATCCGATGTTTTTTTATACCATGCAATATTAAGACTCGCTGTTAGAAAATTAACAAAATTACTATAATAAAAGTTTGAAAGATCCGAACTTGCTAATACATCGAATATTTGATTATATATAACCCCTTCAATATCTGTTTTAGTCACATAGTTAAATTGTGTTCCGGATGTATAAAAATCTTGATAGATAATACCATCATCGGCAAATAAATTTGTCGAGCTATATTTTCCAGTAGGGTCTGATAAATCAAAATAACGACTTATGCCGCTACTAGTTCTGTTAATACTCTTAACTTTAGCTACTTGTTGAGAAACAGACAAGGGACTGATATTATAATCTTCTCCTGTAATCATACGATTTTGTGTATAGTATGTTTGTGGAGCATTAGTTTTAATTGTAGTATTATCTTCTGATATAGTTGCATTATTCACAGAAGAAGCTAGGCCCAATGTAATTGAAAGAGATTCAGCAGTGCCAGATGAACTAGTATAAGGTATGTTAATTGTTACATTTTTAATATCAGCAGGATTAACTGTATAACTTAATCCGTTACTAATTCTGTAATATGTTCTAAAATCTCCGAGTGGTAAATTACCAAACGTACCGTCACTAAACGATAAACTTATTTGATCGCCTGCTCTTGTTATTACTGAATATATGTTCTTAATACTTTTATTAAGACTATTGTAGATAATATTATTACCAGTAGTAGCACTTACCTGAGACCATAATGTATTTTCGATTCCACTCTGGTCTAATTGGTATAACCAAACATCGTTATTATTAATATTTTGTGTGGCGATATCAACTGTTTCATTACTACTAGGCTGAGTGATTGTAAATTGGCCGGCTTGAAGATTTCCTTGAACGAAATTTAAAAAGAATCCTGTGCTAGCACTACCTGCACCGTGACCATCATCTCTGTATATGCAGGCAGGAGAATTACCTATCTTAGGTGCTTCTTCGTAAATAATGTCTTGACCACTAAAGGTTGTACTTGTAATTTCAAAATTCATACTTCTGCCAGCAACTGTGCTAGTAAAAGAAAAAATAGGCACATTAGTATTTGTAGCGTTAAATCTATATTGGCTTGTTGGAATTCCGTATATATTTGATGATGCTGCCGGACTGCCAAACTGTTGTGTTTGCGGTAATGCCGCATTAATAACTTTAATAAACTGATCGTACCAATTAGTATTACTAGCATCATTCCAAGTTATAACCTGATTAGCAATATTACGACCGTTACTATCGACTACTCTTTCTGTTGTTTGAACTGTGGTAAATTTCAATAATCCCTGAGCGGCTATATTACGTTTAGCATTATAACTAATTAATCTTGCTAACCGTAATACACTATCTCGACGACTTGCTAGTTCTAAAAAGTTTTCACGAGCATTTAAATCAACACGGAAAGCTATGCTTTGGCCCAAGAATGCCACTACATCAATTAAGGCAAGATATTCGCTAGACTCGATATAATCGTTAAAATCTTCGGGATAATTAGTACGCAGATACTGAATCATAGTCCTACGTAAATTTTCAAAATCGTAGCTCTGAAAATCAGCGTTACGGAAACTTTGATAAATTTTCTTCCAATCTTCTGATATCAGCAAATTATTTTGTCTATCGGTTGCACTCATGATTAGTCCTGTATATTGTATTTATTTTATTATATTATGTGCGTAGTTAATTACTTAACCATCAAACCGTTGGATTGATCAAACTGTAATTGTAATGTTTGTTGTATATTATAAGGCACAAATTTTAATGTACATTGAATCTGTATCCCTTGACTATAGCTAGTAACAATGACTGTTTCAGCTTTAACTCGGGGGTCGTAATTAATTATTTTATTAACATTTTGAAGGATAAGTTGTTTAATATTTTCAGTCAATGGTTCGAACAATAAGTCCCAAATAACACAACCAAATTCGGGATTCATTAATCGTTCTCCCTGACGAGTGTTAAAATGATTTAAAATATCTTGCTTAATTAATTCAAAATCATAAAGATTATAGTTCTCTGTAGCGGGACTAATCGAACTGAACCCTTTATACATCTTAGGGCCAATGTTGTCCGGCTGACTAGCTGCCGGTAAAACTATTTTGTCGTATAAATTAGCATTTGAGGTCATTATTAATTTCCTTTAGCTGGCGGTGGTACACGTTTAAATGTATCGACGCTAGTCGTGTATTTGTTATAAAATGCAGAAGTCGGTGCCACTGGTGCTGCCACTGCGGCTGTTTTAGCAGGCGTATGGGCCATTGGATTTAAATTTTCATGTCCAGCCCAGGGCTCGTGTTGCGGAATTCTTGCGGCTTTAGGAGCAGTGACGGCAGCTGGTCCATTCATATGAATGTTTGCGGCTGTTTCAACATGATTTCCGCCACTTCTAATATTAGTTGCACCAGTAGCTGTTAGATTATTTGCTCCTGCGGAATTAAGATTAAAATTTCTTTTAGCTGTTAAATTAATATCGCGATCAGCTGTAAAATTAATATCATTTTCGCTATGCACACTTATACTATCTTTAGCATAGATATCAATCTTACCATTGCTTGTTAATTCAATCCAAGTAGTTCCTTTAGCATTTCCAATATAAATTAAATCTTCACTGTTATGTAAAAGAATTTGATGGCCTGTCCGTGTACGGATACGAACTAGTTCATTATGTGGGATCGTCCTATTACCAGTAGTTTCATTGTCTTCAACTGATGCATAATCTGGAGGGCCATCACTGGCTAAAGTTTTGCGTAAAAAAGATGCATCGCCGTCGTCCATAACAAATGTGCTTCCGCCAAGGCGACTGACAAACGCATTAGGAACTGCACTGTCAGACTGTCCTACTTCGCCTCGTGGCGCATTAGTTCTTCTATCTACCGGACCCGGTGTGCTAATTCCAAACACCATACTCGGTGCTTCACGTCTTGCACTAGAACTTGTTATACCTCGTATGTCGTCTTTGATTAAACCTTGTGTAGTTAATACATCGCCAAATGGATGTTTAGGTTTATTAAATGTCGTAGAGCTAGCATTACTGTTGTTTAATTTTTTATTATATTCAGCAACTGGTACTCTACCCGTACCGTCAACTGTATATCCTGTAGATGCGATTCCTGGCACCATGAAATTCATACTTTCGTCTTGTACACATCCAATCCAATATCCTCGCTTTGGATCTCCTTGTATAAAAAATATAACTACAGTGGTTCCAATATCAGGCGGTACCATCCACATACCATAACTTTTTTGTGTTCCGTCATAATCGTTAGTTTCGCTAGTAAACTGAGCGCCTGTGACTCCATAAAATGGACTCATATAAGATACTGTTCTTAATTCTGATCCAGTGCTCCTATTGCCGACAGGTCGTAGTATCTCAACTTGTAGAGATCCCATAAATTCAGGATCTTGGTGGCTGATAACTCGAGCTAAGAAAGGCCCAGAATCTGGTTTAGTTGGCGCTGAAGAACTATGAAACTGATCAGGTGTTGACATTAATTATTACTCATCTTTTGTATTGTAAGGATCTTTTGCATCTACTTTGCCGGCATTAGCATTAAAGGTTTTACCAGCAGGTTTAGTAGATTCGTACATTGGTCTTCTCAATGCCTTAAGCTCTTGTGTAAATTGTCCACCTTTAAAACTACTGTTTACAATAACAAGTTGGTATAATCCAGTGAACGAATTGACTGGTGAACTTTTGCTAGAACCACCAAAGTTGTATAAACCAGTGCCCTGATTAATGTCGATTGGACTTCTAAAATTAACTCTGATATCCACTTCACCGTTGTGCCAATTTATTGTTCCGTCAGAGTTAAGATTTTGATATTGCGTCGGCGTCGATGTATAATTGCCAGAGCCAGATTGTGTAATATAATATGGATCTCCTATCACTTTCATTCTTAACACTGTCATTTCATCGCCTTTAACTAATGCATCATGAAACATTCTTGCGGCTCGAGTTGCTGGTGTATCCGGCCCCCCACCACCTTGTAAATCTGTACCAGTTAAGTTATCTACAAATTTAATTATATTTGGCATTAACACATTTTTGTCAGGATTTTCGCCCGGAGGAAGAGGATTTACAGGTGCTTGTTTTTCCGCAGTACCCCCCTGCTGTATATTACTACTAGTATCAATATTTTGTGAAGGTGGTGATGACGGAAGCATTGTAGTGAAACTAAAATTTAATTTAATTTTAAAATCTAATATGTCTACATTTTTTCCGGTATACATATAATTGTATACCTTAACTGCTTCCTTATCTAAATTTTCATAACCCGGAGGTTTAAGACCGCCTGACATAAGTTTGCTCGAGTGTGCTTTGTATGGAAGGATCTTCCATACATGAAGTTTTGCAGGAACACCTGTTTTTTTATTAATTTCATTGCTAATAAAATATTGTTCGGGCAGTATGATCCACCAATTTCTCATTCCGTTTTTATCTAAATTTGCTTCTTGTAAAGTTTCTGTAGCAAAATTACTTTTCATTATGACGTTATTGATGGCCATTTCTACTCTAGTATTTTGTCCAAAACTTACAGTAGTTAAAGATGAATCTGTTGTATTCAACGATTTAAGATATATTCCGGCAGATACACTATAAGTTGCATTATCTTTATTCATTACTGTATCGCCTTTAACCTGCTCGTTAATATTCATAGAGGCGGCACCGATCGCATTTGTTTGGCCGGCTTCTTGTACTAGTGTACCATTAACATCGCTTCGAGAAACTCCTAATCTTTCAAATACTGCACCTTTCTCTTTCAAGTTAATTTCACCCATTGCAACCGGTGCGGCAGCTATTGGAGTTGCGACTTCTGGTTTACTAGATGGGGGTTGTGTGCCGCCTTCCGATGCAACTTGGTTTGGAAAATAAATTATCACCTCGTCGGGATATTCTAAACCTTCGGCAGTAGCGATAGCTTTAAATTTTTTATTTAAAGCAGACTGAATACTATTTTCTCCAGTTTGTAAAACTTCTTGTACAGTCTTACCTTGCGCACTAACGTCTGTTTTAAATTTACTAACTGAATCCGACATTACACTTTGAGCCCAAATAAGCCCTTTACAAGAATACTTTGCACCATCTTTATCTGCTGTCATACTAATATCTGTAAATGTAAAGGGGATCACTCTGCGTGTTCCAGGAATGCTTCCAATAGTACCTGTTTCTTTATTTCCACGGAATTCAAGAGAAATTACAAACGGTGCTTCTCTCCAGTTTTTATATCCTAATTGTTGTGCTAGTTGCTGACATGAAATGACAAACATCCCCATGCTATACGGTTCTGTTATTTCAAAAGATAGTGTAGCTACATTACTATTTGTATTTAGAAATCCAATTAAACTTTTTAATTGTAAATTATCTATAAAAAAATCAAATTTACCGTAAGAAGTTTTTACGCGATTATTTGGATCTGCATTTGCACTTTTACAAATTAATTTAAATGTATTTCCTTTAATATATGTAGAATCAGGATTATTAATTTCTTTCGCACTTAAACATCCTAGACCAATAACATAGTCATATGATGCATACGCAAATAATGGATTGGATAAAGGAAGTTTAGTACCAGATAGCGTTTTAAAAAAAGTTTTTAGACCGCCAAATGCGCCACTTGTAACCTGATCTACTGCACCAGATACCCCACCGGCGCCGCCAATACTAGTAACAAGATTTTGAACACTGCCTATTGAGGAAGGGTTGACTGTTAAACCTGGCATGTTATAATCCTAACACTGTAAACAAACTACTTTTCTTAGGTATATAAATTTTAGTTCCAGGAATAAAATCTAAGATAGGATCCTGTAGTACATCTGCATTTCTTTGTATAAAGACCCACCATAAAGTAGATTCACCATATAAGTCATAAGCTAACAAATCCGGTCTATAAGTATATTGTGCTTGTATAGTATAGAGAAAGTCATCTTTTTCAGAACTAACTGATCTTACATCAAGAACATCTAGATAGTTGTTAGTTATTTGAGTAGAATACCACGGGCTTGTATTTGTATAATTTGCCATTTTAAATGTATCCGAATGTGTTATTTAAATAACCACCAGTCACAAACCTGTCAAGGCTGAACTTACGAGCACTATCACGACTATACATCGGTTGTAGTGTTACAGTAAACATACTTTTAGTTGGCACATGTGTGACCCCACCATCAACGGTACCTCCAATTCCAAATGTTCCAAGCAGTCCAGCAACTTGGCCTACTCCGCCTGCTATACTACTAACTGCTCCAGCTACTTCTCCTACTGCGCCGCCTAGGCCTCCTAGTGCTCCGCCAAGCGTATCTGATAATCCACCGATACTATCTGCAATGCCAGCGATATCGCCAGCGGCACTGCCAACAACGTTACATCCAATATAGTCGCATTCCTTATCTAAATCAACAGACATCTTTTTTACAATCACTGGAACATTTTTAAAAACATAATTTCCGTAACCATTTAACATAACAATAGGAGGAGGATTGCCTGCTTTTGGATCAGTGCCTGCAAACATTTTTGTTAATGATCTCAGATAATGTACCATTGCAATCCAATATAATCCCTGCTCCGGATCTTCTACATACATAGGTGCAGTAATTTGTATTTCGCCAGGTTCACTGTTTTTAAATGCCTGGAAAGTATAATTAGTATGTGTAGTTGGTATTGCTCCGTAACTTGCACCGCTAGAAATATTAATTTTTGGAGTATAAGGAAAAATTAGGCCTCCAGCATCTTTTAATGGTTTAAGAACAGG